ACCAATCGGGGCTAGAATAACCAGCAACATAGCAGGCTTTGGCACTAGAACTGTGGCAGGAAATCAGTTGGACCTAAACGGTGGTCGAACCATAACATACAATCCTACAGGATTGACCGGCAATACCAGCACTTCACATGTGTTTAACTTCTATTGGTAATTGATGTTTGAACAACGCAGGCTGGCAGTTGACGCAGGGTTGGCAGAACTGATACAACATCAGCGTGGTTTGGACTATAGACGCAGGTACGGAGCAGGCTGGCAGAGTATAGGGTATACTGGTCAGCCTTTTCCATGGTTTGAATCAACATATAGGGCAGTTGAAGCAGAAGCGGGTAGTATAGACACATGGTGGTTTAATGCAAACCTACAGGGTGAAGGCACAGGTTGGCACAGTCACAGTCAGTGGGCACGAGTAGGTGTGCTGTATGTTAGTGTGCCTGCGGGTCTTATAGAGTTCAAGAAGGGTGGCGCATATTGGACAGAAAGTCCTAAAGCAGGTGATCTGCTAGTTTTTCCTGGTAGTTTAGAGCATAGAGTAAGGCCCAACACTAGCGAGCAGGTTAGAATCAGCGTGGCGTTCAACTTCAAAAAACGGTAAATATATAAAAGAGAGCGGATTATGGCGATTCAAACAGTTAATTTAGGAACCTATGCTAATTCCAACACTGGAGATGATCTACGCACGGCCTTTGAAAAAGTCAATGCAAATTTTGAATTTTTAGATCTTACCAGTGCAGTCACTGCCAACAATCTTGGTACGGGCGCACGAGTTTTTAAAGAAAAAATTGGTGATAATTTACAGTTGAGATCTGTAGTGGCTGGTACCGGTATCACTGTGGTAGAAAATACTGATAATATCACAGTGACTAGTATTATCGACATCACTAGAGATACAGCACCCCAACTAGGCGGAAATCTAGTACTGGGAGGATTTGATGTTACAGGAACAGGTAATGTCAACATAACTGGTTCTATGACCAGCACTGGTGATGTTGCTGTTAACGGCGGTGATCTAACAACCACTGCTACCACTTTTAATTTAGTCAATACTACTGCTACCACAGTGAATCTTGCCGCGGCAGCGAACTTTTTAAACATTGGTAAAACAACAGGGCTTACTACTGTGGCTGGGGAATTGCAAGTCAATGACGATATTGTAATCACCAACAACGGCAGATTAAAAACTACCAATAGCAGTGCTTATGTTTTTAACGAAACTGCAAATTATGTGTTTATTGGTCAAAGTGCTGTTAGAGTAGATCTGGGCAGTGTAAGTGGCATAGTAGGGCTAGGGCACAACGGAGAAGTTGCCAACGACTTCACAGTGTCAGGCACTATATACGGAAACTTTGATGCAACACAGGGCACTGTTGATTTGTTAACAGTGGTCAATACCTTGTATGCCAATGATATAAGTCTTTCTGGAAATTTAAGTGGAAACTTAGTTGGTAATGTAACTGGTAATGTAACTGGTAATGTTACGGGCAATGTTACGGGTAATGCCGGTACTGTTACTAATGGTGTTTATACAACGTCAAGTATTAATGCACTGGTGGATGTTGATACTGCAACTAGTCTTCCTACAAGTGGACAAGCATTAGTATGGAACGGAACTAATTGGGTTCCAGGATCAGTAGCAGCAGGTGGCGGTGGCAATTTAGATTTTGGTACATTTGCTAGCCCGGTGGGGTTTACATTAGATCTAGGATCTTTTTAATATTTAGGATACAAAAATGGCTTTACAATTACGACGAGGAACTTCAGGAACACGAACTAGTATAGTGCCAGTTGCTGGAGAATTAATCTATACTACAGATAATAAGTTAGTCTATGTCGGAGACGGGACCACCGCAGGAGGAACGTTAGTTTCTGGTAGCGGATTAAACGATATTGTCAACGATACCACACCTCAATTGGGAGGAAATTTAGATGTCAACGGATTTGCCATTACCAGTGCTGGCAATGCCAACGTTGCTATCAATCCTGGTGGCACTGGTGATATATTGTTACAAGGATTGTTAACAATTAACGATGCTGGCAATATACAAAAAACCGGTGAATTAAATATTACCTCGAATACCCGAGTAGCCATAGGACGAAATAGCGATTTAATTGACGGTAATCTATATATTACTAGAAACAGTTATAGTAACACGTTTGCACAAGGTTTTACATTTGCACAACATCATAACACTTCTGATGCAGTCAATTTTAATTTTGTAAGATCGAGAGGCACTGGTACAGCATCAACTGCTGTGCAAAATGGAGACGGATTGGCCGATATTGGATTCTTGGCACACAATGGCACCACGTATGTAGGGGGTGCGGCCTTTTCGATTCTTGTTGATGGGGCCCCGGCTGGTGGACAGGTACCTACAAAGATTTCATTAGCAACAAACAACGGAACCTCGCTGGCCGTTCGTGCAGAATTAGCATCAGGAGGTACTTGGAGAGTAAACACGATCACAGCATTAACAACTAATCAAAATTTAGCAATTCCTGCTAATGGCACTGGTAGTGTTGGTATAGATGGCACACTGTTCAAAGCCAGCACCATGACTATGCCGCCACTAGATACTCAGCCCACTGGAGTAGCAGGCAAGATAGCAGTGTGTGACGGTACCTCATGGAACGGTGGCGGAGATGGTCTTCAACATCTTATGATTTATATCAACAATGTATGGACCGTGGTAGTTTAAGGAATTTCGATGCCTTTAGAAATATGGACCGAACAAAGTAATTACAGTTTTGGCACTATTGCCGAGCGCACTGCGTTGGATTTTCAATTGCCAGTGTCTTATCAAAATAATTTTGAAGACAGTACAGGTCTAACGTTTTCTGTAATTTCAGGTCAGTTGCCGCCGGGACTGCGTATTGATGCAGATCGTATCAAAGGCACACCGTTCGAAGTTCCCAGAGAAACAGAATTTAAATTTTGTATTCGAGCAACCCTAGGCACCGCCTTTGCCGACCGCACTTATAAAATGATCATTACAGGCGCAGATGAACCAGAATGGCAAACCAATGAGGGGCTGTTACCAGTTGGATCCAACAATGCTTTTTTCATCATAGACAACAGTTTTGTAGATTTTCAGTTGCAGGCCACTGACTTTGATACTGCGGCAAATCAGACACTAACTTATTTTATTTCCAGCGGCGACGGTTCATTACCTCCAGGATTGATACTGACTAGATCAGGACGCATCACTGGGTTTATACAACCGCTGTTGGTAGTTGAAGTTGATGACGGTGACGGATCCTATAGCAATAGTTTGTATGATGCCGTGGCTTATGATTTTGGTCAACGATCAACCAATGGGTACGATAGTTTTGTTTATGACAGTATATTTTATGATTACAGCAGCGGCGCGGCCTTGCCGAAAAAACTCAACAGAAACTATGAATTTATTGTCAGTGTAACAGACGGAGACACTGTGGCACAACGTAAATTTAGAATATTTGTTGTAGGTGATGACTTTTTAAGAGCAGACAACGCTATAATGCAATCAGGCACAGGAGTGTTTACTGCAGATGTAACATTTGCCAGAACACCAATCTGGACCACTGCTAGTTACCTCGGCCTGAGACGTGCTAATAATTATCAAACTTATATTTTAGAAACATACGATGATATTCCAGGATTGCCTCAAGCAATATATGCACTGGAAGCAGTAAATCCAGAAATTGTCAGTAGATCTATCAAAGTTGCTGTAGATGAAAATATCGGAGGTGCTGCATATATTCGTGTGCAAAACACATCTGCAATTCCCGAGACCGGCATGAAATTTAGACTCAGTGACACATTGCTCAATGCAACCAGTCAAGTTTACAGCATCATTGGTGTTGTGGCTGTGAATTCTACAACCTATAGACTGCAAATTAGTCCTGCGTTGGCGGTATCAGTGCCCAATAATACACAAGTATTGATCGGGTCTGAAAGTATTTTGCCTCCTGGCATGACCTTCGATGCTACCACTGCAGAAATTTTTGGAAACGTTCCTTATCAGCCGGCTATCACTGTTGGTTATAAATTCAGTGTGAGGGCCACTAGGTTTTTTACCAACAACGAAAGTGCATTTGCTTCAAGAATATTCACTGTAAATATTCTAGGAGAAGTAGACAGCACAATTAAATTCCTCACTGCTGCCGATCTTGGCAACATAAATGCCAACATCATATCTACCTTGGCAGTGGAGGCCAGCACTACTGTGCCCAATGCCATTGTGATTTATCAGTTAATCAGCGGACAATTACCTCCTGGATTGACTTTAAGTCTTAATGGTCAGATCACTGGCAAGGTAAATCAATTTGGCACTGCTGGTGCTGCTGGCATTATTACATTTGACGGCGGCGATTTTATCATTGATGCCAACACTACCACACTGGATCGCAATTACCAGTTTACTGTACGTGCTAGAGATCAATTCTTGTACAGTCAAATAGATCAAACATTCTCATTAGCAATTCGCACTCCTAATGACAAACTGTACAGCAACATCAGTGTAAGACCATTTTTAAAACCTACTGAACGAACTGTATTTGCAGACTTTATTAATGACACTAATATTTTCAATCCAAATTTAATTTATAGATTAGGCGACAGTAATTTTGGTATACAAAGAGATCTCAAAATGATTATCTATGGCGGAATCGAAACAGTCGATGCTGCACGTTATGTAGAAGCCATGGGTAGAAATCACAAGAAAAAACGTTTTAGATTCGGCGCTGTACAAACAGCACAGGCCAAGATAGTAGGAACCAATACGGTAGTCTATGAAGTCGTATATGTAGAGATGATAGATCCGTTGGAAAACAGCAACGGCAGTGCTGCGTTAACGGTGAATATGGCCGACGATCCTTTGCCAATCTATATAGATTCTAGACCAGTTACTTGGAGCAGGGATGTAAATGTATTGAACGAAGATGCCCCATGGGCATTTAGACCCAATCAAATTGTTACCACTGATAGTGAGCACTACTTTGCTGGTGGGCAGCAAACTAGGTTCCCAGCCAGTGTGACAAACTGGCAATTTAGAATAAAACAACTAGGTGAAACTGAACGCGAGTATTTGCCACTGTATATGCGCAGTATACAGAGTAATCAGAAAAGAGAGTTGGGATTTGTCAAATCCGTACCAATTTGCTACTGTAAGCCAGGACAATCCGCTGCCATTTTGTTGAATATAAAAAACAGTGGTTTTGATTTCAAACAGATAAATTATGAAATTGATCGATACATAATAGATTCTGTCACTGGTTTCGGTAGCGATAAATATCTTGCGTTTAACAATAACAGGACCGTTATAACATGAGCTCAATAAATTTCGAATCAATCGACCAGACTTATCCAGTGGCTGGTCAAGACAATAATAGTCAAGGATTTAGGGATAATTTTACCTATATCAAGTCAGCCTTTACCACTACCAAAGCTGAAATTACTGCGTTAGAGACTAACACAGCAAAATTGAACGACGCCAATGATTTTGGCGGCGGTATATTATCTAATGCACAACTGCAAGAAGTTTACACACAATTTTCTAATAAAGGCACATTTACATTTAATGCCAGCACTGGTGCTACTCCCGAAGTTGCTATCAATGTCGGTGATGCAGAATTTTTTAATGTAATTTTTGCAGTGTCAAATGCTACACCTTCCGTGTCGTATAATCCAGAATTCACAGTGAGACTGAGCGGATGGCCTGTCAGTAATCTTCATGCTAACATCAAAATTTCTTTTAGCGGCGGCGCGGCTGACTTTACTCCGAGATTTACTTTTCTAACTACCGCAGGAATTTTTAGATTAAGCACAAATTTAGACACTACTGGTAGAACATTAAGCACTGGTGGGGAAACCAAAGTTGTTGAACTATATTCTAATGACGGTGGTATAACGGTGTTTGCTAATCTTATCGGAACATATCTATAATGTCACATCCATTAAGTGAAGATTTTAGTCAACTAAAGGATGCTGAGATCGAACAGCGTATTCTAGATTTGTCAAAAAAATATTGGCAAACTCAAAATGCCAACGTGCAACGACAAATAACCATGTTTTTAGACATGTATAAAACTGAGATGCAACATCGTAGGCAACAACAACTCAATCAATTGTATCAAAAACGCAGTAAAGATCTTGACAATCTCATCAATGTCAGTTAAAATGTATGCATGAGAATAAACAATCTTGGTCAGTCTGTATTTGACAGCAACGATATAATTGATATAATTTATCAAGGGCATATAGACAAAGTGTCCAAATTAATTGTAGATCAAGATACTGAAATTTTGCAGTTACAAACAGCATTGAATATCGAATTCCAACAACCCACAACTGACACTGATCAAGAACAGTTCGATTATCGCAATCAAAATAATTGGATTATGCCTCAGCAGTACAAAGATCTAGACATAGAACAATGGATTTACGATCAGGCGGCACCCTGGGATCCAGATCATGCTAGAGTACAGTTAGAACTAGCAGAATTTCGCAACAGAAATATGATCGATCTGTTGCGTTGGTTAAAATACTTTGTAGATACCTGCAGAGCAAACAACATAGTATGGGGCGTAGGGCGTGGATCGAGTGTGGCCAGTTATGTGCTGTATTTGATCGGTGTTCATCGAATAAACAGTATTAAATATAATTTAGAGTTCTCTGAATTTATGAGATAAGTATGTGTATTAAAGGAGAGTATTATGGCAGCTAGACAAGCACAAAGACAAGTATACAAATCAATGCTGGGAAAAGAAATTGACCTAGAAAAACTACGTATGCGTAACGAAATGACTCCGGCAGTGGGCAATGCTCGGGTAAATGCTCGCGGAGACGAATTAGGCCCAGGCGGTAAAATAATTCGTAAACGTGAAGATGTTATGACAGAGTATTATCAAAATAATCCCAACGCCGTTAAAGACATTTGAAAGACACACATGAATGTAGTCAAAGGAAAATTAAAACCATTGCGTAACAACGTGTTGGTTATTGACATGGGGTTTGAAGAACAGAAAACTGCGTCGGGCATTGTTCTACAAAGTGACGACGGCAAAGCGCACGGTGTTAAACCTCGGTGGGCAAAAGTTTGGGCAGTGGGTCCTGAACAAAAAGATGTTCATGTAGGTGAATGGATCTATGTAGAACACGGCCGATGGACTAGAGGTATTAAGGTAGAAGAAGATGGCAAGGAAGTAATTATTCGCAGGATAGATACCGAAGCCATTCTTTTACAAGCAGACGAGAAACCCAACGATATCTATATTGCTAGAGGTATCGAAGTTCAGGAAGCAGTTGAAGCATACAGATTGGAAAACAAGTAATGAACCCGTTTCGTGATCAAGAAAAATTCATGCAGGCATGCGATCAAACTGTTGGAAAATTTGATCAAAATCAATTTAATATGTATATTAAATTAATTGAAGAAGAAGT